ATGGCCACGCAGGTGAAGACCGCGCCGGGGAATGGCGGCTATCCGAAATGGCCGGCGGCGCAGCGCGAGGCGTTTCTCGATTGCCTGTCGGCAAGCTGCAACGTCAAGGCGGCGGCGGTGGCGGGCGGCGTGCATGTCGCGACCGTCCATCGCTGGCGGCGCCAGGACCCCGCCTTCGCGCAGGCATGGGGCGAGGCGCTGGCGCTGGGTTACGAGATGCTCGAAACCCGGCTGCTGGGCCACGCGCTGGGCGGCGAGCCGGGCGACATGATCGCCGGCGCCGATCCGTTGCCCGCGATTTCGGTGGACCTGTCGATCAAATTGCTGAGCCGGCACCGCGAGGCGACGGGCAGGCCGCGCCGCGCGACCGGCCCCACGCGCCGCTATGCCGATCAGGACGACAGCGATCGCGCGATCCTGGCCAAGCTGGCGCAGATCGAGGCGCGGCGGGCCACTCCGCCCGCGGGCGATGGAAAGTGAGGCGCGGCACGGGCAGCGATCCCACCGCCGAGATCATCGACCGGCTGCTTGCGCTGCCGCCACGCGAGCGGCGCACCGCGATCCTGGCGATGACGCCGGCGCAGCGACGCGAATTTCGCGATCGCTGGGCGGCATGGGCGCATGACGGCCAGCGCGCCCCGCCGGGAGATTGGCGGGTGTGGCTGATCCGGGCCGGGCGCGGCTTCGGCAAGACGCGCGCGGGCGCGGAGTGGATCGGCGCGCTGGCCCGCTCGACGCCCGAGGCGCGGGTCGCGCTCGTCGGCGCCACGCCAGACGATGTGCGGCAGGTGATGATCGAAGGGCCGAGCGGCCTGATCGCGCTGGCACGCGAGCATGAGCCGATCGAGTGGCGCGCGACGGCGGGCGTGGTGCGCTGGCCCAATGGCGCGACCGCCAGCGTCTATGCCGCAAGCGCGCCGGAAAGACTGCGCGGGCCGGAACATCATCTCGCCTGGTGCGACGAACTGGGCAAATGGGGCCGCGGCGGCGAGGCGGCGTGGGACAATCTGATGCTGACGATGCGGCTGGGGGAGCGCCCGCGCGTGCTGGTGACGACCACGCCGCGCCCGACGCGGCTGATGCGGCGCGTGATGGCGCTGCCCGGCGTGGTGGAGACGCGCGGGCGCACGGCGGACAACCCGCACCTGCCCGCCAGCTTCGTCGCGGCGATGGCGGACAGCTATGCCGGGACAATGCTGGGGCGGCAGGAGCTTGAAGGCGAACTGATCGACGAGGTGGCCGGTGCGCTGTGGACGCGCGGGCTGATCGAGGCGCGGCGCGCGGCGCCGATGCCCGATGCCGTGCGCGTGGTGGTGGGCGTCGATCCGCCGGCAGGGGTGGGCGGCGACGCCTGCGGCATCGTCGCGGTGGCGCTCGGCGCGGACGGGCGCGGCTATGTGCTGGAAGACGCGAGCGTCACGGGCGCGACGCCGGAGCGCTGGGCGCGCGCGGTGGCGGCATGCGCGGCGCGGCGCGGGGCCGATCGCGTGGTGGCGGAGAAGAACCAGGGCGGCGAGATGGTGCGCGCGACATTGCTCGCCGCCGATGCGGCATTGCCGGTGACGCTGGTGCACGCCAGCCGCGGCAAGGCGGCGCGGGCGGAGCCGGTCGCCGCGCTCTACGAGGCGGGCCGGGTATGGCACGTCGGCGCGTTTCCGGCGCTGGAGGACGAGCTGTGCGGGCTTTCCGCCGGTGGCGGATATGAGGGGCCGGGCCGCTCGCCGGATCGCGCCGACGCGCTGGTGTGGGCGCTGACCGAACTGATGCTGGGCCGGCGCGGCGCGGTGGCCGTGCGGGAACTGTAGGACCAAGCTCCCATAGGAGACTGACATGAAGTTGTTCGGCTGGAAGCCCGGGCGCGAGGGGTCGCGCCCGGCGTTGTCGCGTGGCGGCACGTATTTCGACGAGGCGGCGCGCTGGCCGCAGGGATATGAGGCGCAGGTGCGCGCGGGCTATTGCGGCAACGCCGTGGCGCAGCGCGCGGTGCGACTGGTGGCGGAGAGCGTGGGCGGCGCGCCGCTCGACGGCTCGGCTCCGGCACTGGCGAGGCTGGTGAGCGCGCGCATCGGGGGCGAGCGGCTGCTCGGCGTGCTCGCGGCGCAGATGCTGCTCCACGGCAACGGCTTCGTGCAGGTGCTGCGCGATGCCCAAGGCGCGGTGGCGGAACTCTATCCGCTGCGGCCCGAGCGCGTGACGGTGGAGCTGGATGCGGGGGGCTGGCCGGCGGGCTATGTCTATCGCGTCGGCGGGCGGGCGACGCATCTTTCGGATGAGGAGGTGATCCATATCCGCAGCTTCAACCCCGTCGACGATCATTACGGGCTGGGATGCCTGGGCGCGGCATCCTCCGCGATCGCGATCCACAATGCGGCGGCGAGCTGGAACAAGGCGCTGCTGGACAATGCCGCGCGGCCTTCCGGCGCGCTCGTCTATGATCCCGGCGACGGATCGGCGATGAGCGCGGAGCAGTTCCGCCGCCTGAAGGAGGAAATGGAGGCCGGGTTCGCCGGCGCCGGCAATGCCGGGCGACCGATGTTGCTGGAGGGCGGGCTGAAGTGGCAGGCGCTGAGCCTGTCCCCCGCAGACATGGATTTCGTGGGGCTGAAGGCGGCCGCGGCGCGCGAGATCGCGCTGGCGTTCGGCGTGCCGCCGATGCTGCTCGGGCTGCCGGGCGACGCGACCTACGCCAATTACAAGGAAGCGAATCGCGCGCTGTGGCGGCTCACCGTGCTGCCGCTGGCGGACGCGGTGATCGGCGCGCTGCTGGCGGGAATCGAGCGCTGGTTTCCCGACGGCCGGCTCGAGATCGACCTCGATCGCGTGCCGGCGCTGGTGGAGGATCGCGAGCGGCTGTGGCGGATGATTACCGCGGCCGATTTCATCACGAACGACGAGAAGCGCCAGATGGTCGGGTGGTCGCAATGAGCGCGGGCATCCTGGCGCAACTGATCGCGCAGGGCACCGCCACCGGCGCGGACCTCGCCACGCTGCGCGCGATCGCGGAGGAAGCGGGCGAGCTGGGCGCGACGCGCGCGCTGACCCGGCTCGGCCTCGCCGACGACGAGGCGACGCGCGACGTGGCGGAGCTGCGCGCGCTGCTGACGGCATGGCGCGATGCCAAGCAGAGCGCGTGGAAGGCGTTCGCGGGCTGGGTGGCGGCGCTGCTGCTGGCGGTGCTCGCGGTGAAGCTGGGGTTCGGCCAATGGGTGAAGTGACGCGCATCCGGGGCTATGCCGCCGTCTATGACCGGGTGGACCGCGCGGGTGACGTGATCCGGCGCGGCGCATTCGGCGCGCCCGCGGTGGTGCCGCTGCTGATGCAGCATCGCGGGGCCCCGGTGGGCACGATCGCGACCATCGCCGAAGATGCGCGCGGCCTGTGGATCGAGGCGGCGGTGGCGCGGGAGGATGCCGCACGGCTGGTGCGCGCCGGCGCGCTGCCGGGCCTGTCGGTCGGCTATCGCGCGACCGCGACGCGGCAGGGGGCGTGGCGCGAGATACTGGCGGCGCAGCTCTTCGAGGTGAGCCTCGTCGCGCGGCCGGCGCAACCGGCGGCGCGCGTGGAGCTGATCCCCGGCGACTGACCGGGCGGATTTTCAACAGATCGGGCGGGGACGGTCCCCGTTCTTTTCGCCGGCCATGCGTGGCGGGCTTTGCGGAGGTGTGCATGGGTGAGATGGTGATGGCGCGGCCGGTGCTGGAAGGTGCGGCGGCGAAAGCGGGAAGCCGCGTGTTCGCAGGCTATGTGCGCAGCGGCGCGACGATGGAGATGAAGGCGTTCAGCGGCGTTTCCGGCGATAGCGGCGGCTATGCCGTGCCGCGTGAGATCGACGTGGTGATCGACGCGACGCTGAAGGCCGCCTCGCCGATCCGCGCGATCGCGAACGTGGTGGCGGTGGGATCGGCCGGGTATCGCAAGCTGGTGACGACCGGCGGCACGCCTTCGGGCTGGTCGGCGGAGAATGGCGCGCGGCCCGAAACCGCCAGCCCGAACTTCGTGGAGATCGCGCCGCCGATGGGCGAGCTTTATGCCAACCCCACCGCGACGCAGGCGATGCTCGACGATGCGCAGTTCGACGTGGAGGAATGGCTCGCCGGAGAGATCGCGACCGAATTCGCGAAGGCGGAGGGCGCGGCCTTCGTCAGCGGCAACGGCACGAATCGGCCCAAGGGCTTCCTCCAGTCCCCGACGGCCGCGACCGGCGACGGCGCGCGGGCGTTCGGCACGCTGCAATATCTGCCGGCGGGCGCGGCGGGGGATTTCTCCGCGAATCCGCAGGAGCGGCTCGTCGATCTCGTCCAGAGCCTGCGCGCGCCATATCGGCAGGGCGCGGTGTTCGTGATGAATGCCGCCACGCTGGCGCGCATCCGCAAGTTCAAGACGAGCGACGGCGCGTTCGTGTGGCAGCCGAGCCTGGCGCAGGGCCAGCCGGCGACGCTGCTCGGCTATCCGGTGATCGAGGCGGAGGACATGCCCGATATCGCCGCCAATTCGCTGTCCATCGCGTTCGGCAATTTCAAGGCGGGCTATCTGATCGCGGAACGCAGCGAAACGGCGATCCTGCGCGATCCGTACAGCAACAAGCCGTTCGTCAGCTTCTACGCGACGAAGCGGATCGGCGGATGCGTGTCGAACAGCGAGGCGATCAAGCTGATGAAGTTCGCCGCCGCCTGAGCCGGGGACGGGCCGGGTGACGCGCATGCGTCGCCCGGCAAGCGGCGTCGGATCAGGGAGAATGACATGGTGACGACAAGAACGACCGGCGCGATGCGCCGGGCCGGCCGATGAGCGCCGCCCCGGTTCCGGCCGCCGCGGCGCAGGCGGCGGTGGCGGCGGCGCGCGAATTCCTGCGCGATTCCGGCGTGGGCGAACAGGCCTTGCTGGAACAACTGGCGGCGAGCGCCATCCTGCTCGGCGAGGCATTCACCGGCACGTTGCTGATCCGCCGCGCGGTGGACGAGGTGCTGCCGGTGTCGGCGGACTGGCGGATGCTGGCGGAAGCGCCGGTGAACGCGATCGCGCAGATCACCGGCCTGCCGGAGGAAGGCGCGCCGTTCGCGCTGCCGACGGCGGGCCATGCGATCGATATCGATGGCGACGGCCGTGGCTGGATACGCGTGAGCGCGCCGGGCAATGCGCGGCGGATCGCGGTGAACTACACCGCCGGGGTGGCGACGGACTGGGCGGCCTTGCCCGCGCCGATCGCGCAGGGCGTGGTCGCGCTGATCGCGCACCTGTTCGAGGATCGCGGGCGCGCCACCCAGCCGCCGGCGGCGGTGGCGGCGCTGTGGCGGCCGTACCGGCGGCTGCGGCTGACGACGGAGCGACGGGCATGACGCGCGCCGGCGAGATCGCGGCGCGCATCGGCAAGGCGCGCGCGCTGGTGGTCGCGGCGCGGGTGGCGGCGGCGGCGGGCGCGGCGCTGCCGGGCGTGCGGGTGGCGCGCGAGGGCGCGACCGTGACGATCACCGGGCGCGGCGTGCTCTCCCGCCTGCGCTGGCCGGGAGGGCTGGGGCGATGAGCGGGCAACAGGCGGTGCAGGCGGCGGCGGTGACGGCGCTGCGCACGGCGCTGGGCGCGGTGGCGGTGTTCGATGCGCCGCCGGTGCGCGCGGCGCCGCGCTACGTGGTGGTCGATCCGCCGCTGCTGATCGACTGGAGCACGAAGGACTGGCGCGGACGCGAGGGGCGGCTGGTCGTCTCGGCATTCGATCGCGGCGAGCGGCCGGCGTGGCTGCGCGAAGTGGCGGGCACGATCGAGGAAGCGGTGGAGGCGATGCCGCCAGACATGGGCGATGGCTGGCGCTGCGTTTCGGCGCGCCTGGTGCGGAGCCGGATCGCGCGGGCGGGCGACGATCGCTGGGCCGCGACGAGCGAGTTCACGGTACGGATCTATCGGGAGAGTGTGTGATGGCGGTGGAGAAAGGGAGCGCGTTCCTGCTCAAGGTCGGCGACGGGGGCAGCCCGGTCGCGTGGCAGACGGTCGCGGGGATGCGCACGACGCAGATGAACATCAACGGCGACGCGGTGGTCGTTACCAACAAGGGCTCGGGCGGGTGGCGCGAGCTGCTGTCCGGCGCGGGGGTGCGCAGCGTCAGCGTGTCGGCGGCGGGGGTGTTCACCGGATCGGCGGCGGAGGCGCGGGTAAAGGCCAATGCGCTGGCCGGGCTGATCGACGATTATCGCCTGACGTTCGAGGGCGGGGAGACGATGACCGGCCGGTTCCTCGTGACGCGGCTGGACTATGCCGGCGATTTCAACGGCGAGCGATCGTACACGCTGAATCTGGAAAGCTCCGGCGCGGTGGTGGCGGCATGAGCGCGCCGGCAAATCCCGCGCGCGGCGAGGCGGCGATCCGTGTGGCGGGCGAGATGCTGGCGCTGCGCCCGAGCTTCGCGGCGCTGGTGGCGGCGGAGCAGGAACTGGGGCCGCTGTTCGCGCTGGTGGAGCGCGCCGTGGCGGGCAGGCTGACGCTGGGAGAGATCGTCGCGCTGTTCTGGCACTGCCTGCGCGAGCGGCCCGAGGGGCTGACCCGCGAGCGGCTGGGCGAGGCGGTGACGGCGGGCGGGCTGGCAGCGGCGACGCCGGTGCTGAAGCTGCTGCTCGGCCAGATCCTGGCGGGAAAATGACGTTCCGCGACAGCGCCGCCCGGCTCGCCGGGCTGGCGGGGGCGGCGTTCGGCTGGTCCCCGGATACATTCTGGCGCGCAACCCCGGCGGAGCTGGGCGTGCTGGTTGGCGCGATGACCGGCGAGGCGGCGGGCGGCGATCCGCCCGATGCCGGCGCGATCGCACGATTGAGGGAGATGTTTCCCGATGGATGAGGAAATCGAACGGCTGGTGGTGAGCGTGCGCGCCGACACCGCCGGCTTCGCGCGCGACGTGGGCGCGATGCGGGGCGAACTGGAAGGGCCGCTGGCGAGCGGCGCCGATCGCGCCGGGCGCGCGATCGAGAACACGCTGCTGCGCGCGGTGCGCAGCGGCAAGCTGGGTTTCGATGATCTCAAGACGGTGGCGATGTCCGCGATGACCGAGATCGCGTCTTCGGCGCTGCGCGCGGGCATCGGGCAGATCACCGGCGGGGCGGGGCTGCTCGGCGGCCTGACGAGCCTGCTGGGATTGCCCGGCCGCGCGACCGGCGGGCCGGTATCGCCCGCGCGCGCCTATTGGGTGGGCGAGCGCGGGCCGGAACTGTTCGTGCCGACGGCGAGCGGATCGATCGCGCCAGCGGCAACGGGCGGCGGCGGGCGCGACGTGCGGGTGGCGATCACGATCAACGCCGCCGCCGATACCGCGCCGGGCGTGCTCGCGCGGTCCAGCCGGCAGGTGGCGCGCGCGGTGCGCGCCGCGCTCGAGGGGGCGGGGGACTGATGGCGCACTGGCTCTGCCGCGAACGGCGGCATCAGACGACGGGCACGATATCGCGCTTCGATCCGCGTTTCTGGACGGTGAACTTCCCGCGCCCGATGATGGCGGCGGTGACGACCATCGCGCCGGATGCGCTGCGCGTCGATTGCGCCTTCTATCGCCAGAACGATCTCGCCGGGCTGATCTGGGACGCGGAGGACCGCCACGATCACCCATTGCTGAAATATGAGACGGCGCGCGATTTCCGCGCCTGCCGGCTGTCGTTCCGCTGGCGATCCGGCGGCGTCCGCGCGCTCGACGCGATCAACGGCCCGGTGCTGACGATCGAGGGGCGCGACGCGGCGGGGCAGGCGCGTTCCTGGTACGTGCGACTGTGGAACTACGCGCAGGGCGCGCCCGAGGACGCGCGCGTCACGATCGACTTCGCCGATCTGAAAGGCGGCTTCATGCTGCCTGCAGAGGCGGATCCGGTGTGGGCGGGCGACGTGGACCGGATGTTCTTCTCGCTCGTGCCGCCGGGCTATACCGAGGCGGATGCGCCGCTCGCCGCACCGGCCGAGGGCTGGGCCGAGATCAGCGAGATCCGCTGCGACGGCGCCGGCGCGGTGATCGCGATCGGCGAGGCGGTCGTACCCGAGCACCGGCTCGGCATCGCGAGCGGCTATGACGACAGCTATAATCTGACGCCCGCGCGGCTGCTGCGAAACGCGCTGTATCTCGGGTATCGCGGAGCGATCGTTCATTACGTCGGGATGAGCCATTATTTCCGGCTCTCGGGCGGCGTGGCGAGCCTTGGCGGCGGGGCGCTCAACGTGGCGTGCGCCGCGTGGCACCGCGATTTCGCGCGGCGGGCGAAGGAGCTTGGCTACGACCTGATCTGGTCGTTGAGCTACGAACTGTTCGACGCGCATTGCCCGGAGGCGTGGAAGCAGCGCGCGGCGGATGGCGCGCCCGCGCTGACCGGATGGTCGCCGCCGTCCACCCTCCTGTCGCCCACGCATGAGGGGGCGATGGCCTATCTGCGCGCGGTGGCGGCGGCGTTCGTGGCGATCGGCACGGCGGCAGGGCTGGCGGCGAAATTCCAGGTCGGCGAGCCGTGGTGGTGGACGATGCCGGACGGGCGGCCATGCCTCTACGATGCCAGCGCCGTTGCGGCGTTCGCGCCGGTGCCGATCGCATCGATCCGGGGCGCAAAGAGCGCGGCGGAGATCGCGACGCTGGACGCTGCCGGGGCGGCGCTGGCGACGTCCACGGCGGCGCTGTGCGCGGCGGCGCGGGAAGTGGCCGCGGGGTGCGAGACATATCTGCTCGCCTATCTGCCGACGGTGCTGGATGCCGCCGCGCCCCATGCGAAGCGCGCGAACCTGCCAACGGGCTGGGCCGCGCCGGCCTTCGACGTGCTCCAGCTTGAGGATTACGACTGGGTGACGGCGGGCGATACCGCGGCCTCGCGGGAAGGCGCGCAAGCGGCGCTCACGCGGCTGGGCTATCCGCCCGAACGGCAGGAATATCTCGCTGGCTTCGTGCTGAAGACGGAGGATGCCGCGCAATGGCGGCTGATCGACGCGGCCGCCGATGCGGCGCTGCGGCGCGGCGCGCGGCGCGCGTATCTCTGGGCGCTGCCGCAGGTGATGCGCGACGGCCTGGTGCACTGGGATGAGGAGGATGATGTGACCGCGTTCGATGACGTGCTGTTCCCGCTCGCGCTGGGCCGCGAGGCGGAAGTGGCGCCGGAATTCTCCACCACGATCGTGACGAGCGCGGGCGGTAGCGAGACCCGCAACGTGGCGTGGGAGCAGGCGCGCACGCGCTACGATGTCGGGCCGGGGGTGAGAAGCGAGGCGGACATTCGCGTGCTGCTCGATTTCTTCCGCGCACGCGGCGGATCGGCGCGCGGCTTCCGCCTGCGCGATCCGTTCGACGCGGCGGCGGGCGACGAGGCGATCGGGACCGGGGACGGCGTTACGCGGCGGTTCGCGCTGGTGAAGCATTATGGCGCCACGGTGCGACGGATAACGCGGCCGGTCGCGGGGAGCGTATCGGTCAGGGTCGGTGGGGTGGCGACGGCGGCGTTCGCGCTGGAGGGCGGGGATATCGTGCTGGATGCGGCGCCGGCCGAGGGCGTTGCGATCACCGCCTCCTTCGCGTTCGACGTGCCGGTGCGTTTCGCGGAGGACCGGCTGAGCGTGACGCGCTCGACGTTTCTTGCGGGCGCCGCGCCGTCGGTGCCGCTGATCGAGATCCGGGAGGCGTGAGATGGACCGGGTGACGCATCTTGCGATCTGCTGGCGGATCGAGCGGCGCGACGGCGTGGCGATCGGGCTGACCGATCACGATCGCGACCTGGAGATCGACGGCATGGCCTATCGCGCGGCGCCGGGCATGACCCCGTCGGCGATCGTGCGCGGAGACGGCCTCGATCCCGCGACGATGGACGCGAAGGGTTCGCTTTCCAGCGCGGCGATCACCGAGCGTGACCTGATCGCGGGCCGCTGGGACGGCGCGCGCGTGGCGATCTTCGCGGTCGATCGGGTGGCACGAGGCGATGCGGTGCCGCTCGGCGAAGGGACGATCGGGGCGGTGGAGCTGGGTGGCGAGGCGTTCACCGCCGAGTTGCGCGGGGCAGCCGCGGCGCTCGATCGCCCCGCGACGGAGGCGACCTCGCCCGATTGCCGCGCCGCGCTGGGCGACCGGCGCTGCCGCGTGGCGATGGCGGGGCGGCGGCGGTTCGCACGGGTGACCGCCGCGAGCGACGAAATGCTGACGCTCGATCGGGCGGAGCCGGTGGCCGATGCCTATGGCGGGGGGCTGCTGCGCTGGTTCGGCGGGGCGAACAGCGGGTTCGAAAGCGCTGTGACCGCCTCGTCGGGCTCGACGGTGACGCTGCGCAGCCTGCCGCCGTTCGCGGTGGAAGCGGGGGCGCTGATCGAGGTGAGCGAGGGATGCGACAAGACGCTCGCCACCTGCGCGGGGCGGTTCGGCAACGCGGTGAACTTTCGCGGCGAGCCGTATCTGCCGGGGATCGACCTGCTGACGCGCTATCCGGGCGGATGACGCGCGCGGACCGCGTCGTCGCGGCGGCGCGAGCGACGGTCGGCGCGCGGTTCCGGCCGCACGGGCGCGATCCGGCGCTGGGGCTGGATTGCGTCGGCGTGGCGGGCTGGGCGCTGCGGGCCGGCGGCTACCGAGGGCAGGTGCCGGCCGGCTATGCGTTGCGATCCGGCCCGGCGGCTCTGGAAGACGCGATGCTTGCCGGGCTGGCGACCTGCCCGGGCGATGCGCCGGGCGATCTGCTGCTGTGTTGCGCCGATGGCGGGCTGCATCTCGCCATCGTCACCGACGCGGGCCTTGTTCACGCTGATGCGGGCCTGCGCCGTGTGGTCGAGCGACCGGGTGCACCGCCGTGGCCGGTGATCGGCGCGTGGCGATTGGAAGGGGAAGAAGATGGCGACTTTGGTGCTGACGGCGGTGGGCACAGTGATCGGCGGGCCGATCGGCGGCGCGATAGGCGCGCTGATCGGGCAGACGGTCGATCGGACCGTCCTGTTCAAGCCGAAGGGACGCGAGGGCCCGCGGCTGACCGAACTGGCGGTACAGACGTCGAGCTACGGCACGCAGATTCCGAAGATGTTCGGCACGATGCGGGTCGCGGGATCGGTCATCTGGGCGACTGACCTGGTGGAACATCGCGCCACCAGCGGCGGGGGGAAGGGGCGGCCGAGCGTTACAACCTATAGCTACACGGCCTCGTTCGCGGTGGCGCTGTCGGCGCGGCAGATCCTGGGCGTGCGGCGAATCTGGGCTGACGGCAAGCTGCTGCGCGGCGCGGCGGGGGACTGGAAATCCGCGACGCGCTTCCGGCTCCATCCCGGCGCGGAAGACCAGCCGGCCGATCCGCTGATCGCGAGCGCGGAGGGGAGCGCGCTGACTCCGGCGCATCGCGGCATCGCCTATGCGGTGTTCGAGGATATGGCGCTGGAGGATTTCGGGAACCGCATCCCCTCGCTAACCTTCGAGGTGCAGGCGGATGCCGGGCCGGTGACGATCGGCGGAATCGCGGCGGCGATGAGCGATGGCGTGGTGCGGGACGCGGGGGCCGCGACCGTTATCGACGGCTTCTCCGGCTATGGCGATACGGCGCGGGCAGTGGTGGAAACGCTCGGGCGGATCGGTGGCTGCCGCTTTGCGCAGGTCGGCGCGGCGACCGAGATGCGCGGGCCGGGTTCCGGGCCGGTGCTGATGATCGCCGATGACGGCGTGAAGCGATCGACGCGCGCCCGTTCGATCCGGCCGATCGAGGCGGTGCCGCAATCGGTTTCCGTCGCGCATTATGATCCCGATCGCGACTATCAGACCGGGATCCAGCGCGCGACGCGGCCCGGCGCGGGCAACCGGCACGACACCATCGATGCTCCCGTCGCGATCGGCGCGGGGGCGGCGAAGGCGATTGCGACGGCGACACTCGCCCGCGCTGAAACGGAACGTGTGGGGCGCACGGTTTCGACCGACACCTGTGCGATCGGGATCGCGCCGGGCGACCGCGTGACGATCCGGGGCGAGAGCGGGCGGTGGCGGTGACGGGCACGTCGCTGGAGGGGATGGCGACGACGCTCGAACTGGTCGCGGAGCGCGCGGCGACGCTTCCGGCGCGCGCGTCGCCCGGGCGATCGGTCGGCGCGCCGGACATGGTGGCGGGTGCTACGATCCTGCACGCTTTCGAATTGCCTGCGCTCGACGAGGCGCTGCTGACGGAACCGCGTATCCTGATCGCCGCGGCCGGAACCGGCCCGGGGTGGCGCCGGGCAGGATTGCGATACAGCCTGGACGCGGGGGCAAGCTGGATAGCGATCGGCGGCACGGCGTTGCCGGCGACGCTTGGCACGACGGTTGGCGCGGTGCCGGCCGGGCCAGTGGCGCTGATCGACCAGCGCAACGAGATCATCGTCGATCTGGCGCATGAGGATATGTCGCTGGGCGATGCGGGCGCGGGTGCGCTGGATCTTGGCGCGAATCTGGCGCTGATCGGCGACGAACTGATTCAGTTCGCGGCGGCGACACAGATCGCGCCGCGACGATGGCTGCTTCGCGGATTGTGGCGCGGGCGCCGCGGAACGGGCGCTGTTGCACATACGCCGGGCGAGCGCTTCGTGCTGATCGAGCAGGATGCCGTCGCCGCCGTTTCGGTAGCCGCATCGGTGGGGCGGACGCTCCGCGTTGCGGCCGATGCTGTCGCGGACTCGGCCGAGGCGGAGGTGCTGCTTACCGGGGCCTCGATCCTGCCGCCGTCGCCGGTGCGCATCGAGGCCGTCTCGCAGGTGGACGGCAGCGCGCTGGTGCGATGGCGGCGGCGCGGGCGCAGCGGCTGGCGCTGGCGTGACGGCGCGGAAACGCCGCTGGGCGAGGAGCGCGAACAATATCGCGTCACGATCGCGCCGGCGACGCTGCCGACCCGGACGATGACGGTAGAGGTCGCCGCGGCTTTGGTGTCCGCCGCCGAGCGCGCGGCCGGGCCGGTGTCGATCTCTGTCGCGCAGATCGGCACGAATGGCATCTCCCCCGCGGCGATCTTCAGTTTCTAAACGGAGAGAATGATGAGCGACGAACGATCGCCACGTCTCGCGCTGCCATTGTTGCAGCCGGGCCAGGCGCAGAAGGAAAACGATCACAACGAGGCTCTGGCGCTGCTCGACATCGCAACGCAGGCGTCTGTGCTTGCGGTGGCGGTGAACGCGCCGCCGGCCGATCCGGTGCCGGGCGACTGCTGGATCGTCGGCCCCTCTCCGGTGGGAGCGTGGGCAGAACACGCCGCTGCACTGGCGGCGTGGACGAGCGGCGGATGGCGGTTCCTTACACCGCAGCCGGGAATGACGGTGTGGAGCGTACCGGACAGTCTGCCCGTCCGATACGAGGCGGGCGGCTGGCGCAGCGGGGATATTCGCGGCGCGCGGCTGATGATCGAAGGCAAGCAGGTGATCGGGCCGCAGGCGGCCGCCATTCCCGATCCGACGGGCGGCGTGGTGATCGATGCACAGGCGCGCGACGCGCTGAACACGATTCTGGCAACTCTCAGGGAACACGGGATAATCGAGGTATAA